CAGAGGACATTATTAACCAAATGGTTTTTGCAATGGCAGGTCGATGCATTTGGTCTGGTGGCGTTTGGCGCATTTTGGCAGGTGCTTACTACACGCCAACATTGACATTTGATGAAGGCGACTTGCGTGGCGGCATCAAGGTGCAGTCCCTAGTATCGCGCAGGGAATCATTCAACGGTGTGAAGGGCGTTTTTGCCTCTGTAGACGATAACTACATATTGAGCGACTTTCCACCTATAAACTCTGCTGTTTTTGTTGCCAAAGACAACGGCGAAGAAAACCTAAAGTCAATTGAGTTGCCGTTTACCACCTCTGCAAGCATGGCGCAGCGTTTGGCCAAGATAGAGCTATTAAGGGCAAGACAGCAAATCACGGTTGCAATGCCAATGAAGCTGGTTGGCATGAAGGCCAACGTCGGTGACATTGTTCAAATCAACAACACACGGATGGGTTGGTCAAGCAAACCTTTTGAGGTTGTAAGTGCAAACATTGCTTTTGGCGAGACTGTTGGCGTTGACATTGATTTGCGCGAAGTCTCTACTGATGTGTACGACTGGTCTACCAGCGAAGAACAGATATATGACCCAGCCCCAAACACAAACCTGCCAAGTGGCTTTGTGTCTGAACCAGTTGGTATAAGCATTACAGACACGCTTGAAATAAGCTCTGAAACCATTATTACAAAATTGGTTGTTACGGTAACAGGTAGCGACGTGTTTGAAGATAGATTTGAGGTTCAAGCCAAACCGTCTACTTCTGACGATTTTTTGAACTTAGGCCAAGCCTCTGGAAATATATTCCAGCTTGCAAACGTTATTGATGGGGCTATTTACAACGTAAGAGCCAGGGCAATCAACGTTTTTGGCGTTCGCTCTGATTGGACTATTGATGACCACGAGGTTATCGGCAAGACTGCGCCTCCTGAAAACGTTACAGGGTTAACCGGAAACCTGATTGGCAATCAATACTTACTGACTTGGAACGCTGTCCCAGACCTTGACTTGTCTTACTACCGTGTTCGCTACGCATCACCCGACAGTGGTGGTAGCTACGAAAACTCGGTGTCTCTTGTCCCAAAAGTATCTCGCCCAGCAACTTCTGTATTTGTGCCAGCACGAAACGGAACTTACTTTGTTAAAGCTGTGGATAAGCTAAGCCTGGCATCCATGACACCAGCAAGTATTGCTTTAGATACAAACATTGCAGCGGTTGAGTCTCTTAACGTCATTCAAACAATCAATGAAGCACCAGATTTTAACGGCACGTTTGATGACACAGTAGAACTGGATGAAGACGATGCTTTAGTGCTAAACACCAGCGTGTTGTTTGACGCTGTATCGGGTGATTTTGATGACGCAAGCGGTTTATTTGATGGCGGCTCCGGTAACGTAGATGCATTTGGCTACTACTACTTTGCAACTGACGTTGACTTGGGCGCAATTTACATATCACGTTGCACAGCCTACGTTAAACACACACGCCTAGACTACGTTGTATTATTTGACTCCGCTGAAGGTTTGTTTGATGACCGACAAGGCGACTTTGAAGGCGATGTAAACGCTTTTGACGATACAGACGTACAAATAGAGGCAAGGCATACCCAGGACAACCCAAGCGGCACGCCGACATGGTCGGACTGGCAATCGTTTGCAGTTACTGACATAAGGGCACGCGCCATTCAGTTTAGAGCTAAGTTAAGCACGACAGACCAACAAGCCACACCCAAAGTTACTCAGTTAAGCGTTAACGTCGACATGCCTGACCGCACTATATCTGGGAATGATGTTGTTTCTGGTGCTGGCGCAAAGGTTGTAACGTTCTCGCAAGGCTTTAAAGCAACGGCTGCAATCGGTATCGGTGCACAGGATATGCAGACGGGCGACTATTACGAAATCGCATCAAAGTCACGCACGGGGTTTACAATAACCTTTAAAAATTCATCTGGTACGGCAATCAGCCGAAGTTTTGATTATGTAGCCAAAGGCTACGGAGTGGAGTTATAAGATGTCCCAACATGATATGAGTATTGTTAATCAGGGCTTCCCTGCATTTCGCGCCGACTTAAACGACGCTCTGCCAGCATTGGCAAGCAACAACTCAGGCGCAACAGAGCCTAGCACTATGTTTGCCCATCAATGGTGGGTTGATACATCTGCGACACCAAACCTGCTTAAACAACGCAACGCCGACAATGACGCGTGGATAACCGTTGGCAGCCTTGACCAAGCAGCCGATACCTTTACTCTTACGGGTGGGTCTGCGGGTGCATTTACCACGCTGTCGGCATCAGGAACCTCTACGCTGGCTGCTGTGACGGCTACTACGGTTACGGCGAGTGGGGCGCTGTCCCTAACAGGGGCTGTTGATAATGTTATTTCAGGCGGCTCTTTGGTAGTCAAAGGGGATTTACAAGCGCACCAAACAAGTGCTTTGACTATAGGCACACAAAGTTCATCAGAGAATCGTATCAGATCGTATGGGGCAGACACTGCCACACCTGGAATACTAACCCTGTCACAATACTCAAGTAATGCTTCGGTTGTTCGTGCCCACACATTTAGTGCTGCGGGTTTGCTGACTCTCGGCAACGGCCTAGCAGTAACCGGAAATATCTCCACCACCGAAGGTATCACCTTCCCCGCCACTCAGGTAGCCAGTGCTGATGCTAATACTTTGGATGATTATGAGACTGGTGTGTGGACTCCTGTTTTAACACCTTCAACATCAGGAACTATTACACTGAACGCAGCGGTAACAAAAGGCTTCTACACAAAAGTTGGGGATGTCTATACAGCATCATGCGTCATATTGGTAGATAGCATAAGTTCACCTGTTGGATTGCTAGCTATAACAGGCTTTCCTTTTGCAGTAAAAGCGACTACTACTGGTGCCAGTGGTATTTACGCAGATGGTTTTGCCTCCGGTATAGGTACAAGTGTTATGCTAGAGGATGGTTATATCTTCGGATTCTCAGGTGGTTTTAGGGTTACAAACTCTGCCCCATTTGTACAGGCAGGTTCGTGGGTTAAGTTTACAACAACATTTCACGTATGAGTAAGTTGGTAACATGAAAACCTGCACATCCTGTCACACACCCAAACCTCTTGAGGACTTCTACAAGAGGGCTGTCACACCTGATGGCCGTGAGGCTTGGTGTAAAGTGTGCAGGCTTGCAAAGAACAAGGCTAATTGGGAAAAGAACCAAGATGCTCACCGAGAGCTAACTCGCAAGTGGTATCAGGATAACAAGGAACTGCACTTAGAGAACAGCAAGGAATGGTATGCAGATAACGCATCCAGAAAGCTGATGACCACCAATGCGAGGGATGCAAGGTGCAAGTTAGCTACACCAGACTGGAACGACGAGGAAATCATGCTTGAGTTCTATGTTGAAGCAAAGAGACTCAGTGATGAAACTGGAATACCTCACGAGGTTGACCACTTCTACCCGCTGAATGGAAAAACAGTAAGTGGCTTGAATGTTCACACGAACTTGCAGGTGCTTACTGGTGTAGAGAATAGGCGGAAGTTTAATACAATGCCTACGTTTAATTAACTACTTCTGATAACTAAAGTAGTCAGACCAACATTAACAAAAAGGAAAACATCATGACAATCACAAAACAAATAGTAGTTGACCAAATCACAGTAACTGAGAATGGCATCGTGCTGTACCGCGAAGCAACTCGCATCATTGAGGACGGCGTTCAACTGACGCAGTCCTACCATCGTTCAAGCCTGACACCGGGACAAGACCTCACAGGCGTACCAGCCAACGTAGCAGCTATCTGCGACACCGTGTGGACTGCCGAAGTCATCGCCGCTTACGAGGCTGCACAAGCTGCTGCTGCTGCCGAACGTCAAACATAAGTAACTTAACATAAAATGAACTATCTAGCGCTTGGCGGCTGGTACATCGCAGCTAGCGCCTTGGGGTTCTACATTCTCTGGATTTTCTACCTTGCAGTGATGAACTTAAAGAGGGTTAAGGATGCTGGCTTGATGACTAAGACTGCGATGGTGTTTGGTTACCCGATTTTGCTTGCGGGGTGGCTGGTTGACTTTATAATCAACGCAATGGTTTTAACGTTGATACTGCTTGAGTGGCCTAAAGAAATGACGGTAACTGCTCGTTTAAAGCGTCACAACGCAACAAGCACTGGATGGCGTAAAGCTGTAGCAGCTTGGTTTAAACCTTTGTTAGACCCTTACGACCCTAGCGGAGACCATATTTGATGGAAAACATCGACCCAGTGCAATACGGCCGTTTGATTGCTCAAGTTGAGAACTTGACAACTAAAGTGGAGTCGATGGACACAGACATTAAAGAGCTACTCGCCTTGGCAAATAAAGGGCGCGGTGGTTTTTGGATGGGCATGACAATCGCATCTATGTTGGGTGGCGCTCTTGCCTGGGCTTTAGGTCACTTTAGGTAATGCTGGCTGAATTAGCGGTTGCCAATGCGTGCTTTGCGGCGGTAAAAACAGCGCTAAAAAATGGTTCTGAATTAGCTGCATGCGCATCAAAACTGGGTGAGTATTTTGGTTTAAAGGCTGAGATTGCAAAAAAGGCATCAAGCAAGGGCAGTGATTCAGATGCTTTTTGGGCGATGGAATCTTTGCGTGAAGCTGAAGCTGAGTTAAAAGAGATGCTTATCTACACAGGACGCCCAGGACTATACGATGATTTTCTGCAATATCAGTCTTTAAAAAAACGCGAGCGTGAGCAAGAGGTACGTGACAAAGCCTTAGCAATATACAAACGCAGGCAGAAGCTCTGGGGCTGGATAAACGGCATACTGATTGGCATAGCCGTACTAACAGGTCTTGTGGTGGTTGTTGGCCTTATTTGGGTAATAGTAAAAAAGGGGACTTTTTAATGGCCTACCAACTTGATGAACACGACCAAACCTCC